TAACTCTCCTGCATAGATATGCCGGTAGCTTTCCACGCTGCACACCAATACTGCGGTCTTACCGGAGCTTTAAACTTATGACAGTAATAACGATGCTCCTCGGTCTCCTCTAGGTGTGTGCAGTTTATACAAGCCTGTCCCTTTGTCTCTCCGTCTTTACGGCTCTTGCGATACTTCTCCGGCAAGTTAGATGGGATCGCTTCTCCGTCTGGGTATCTGCGATGACTGTCGGCCTGCTTTTTCTCTCCGGCTTGTGGATGGGACTTGGGTAGCAAATCCGTATCATGTTTGCCGCTTCTGTATCTAAGATTTCTAAGTGCATACAGAAAGCTATTTACCCTTGCTTGCGCCCATTGCTCCGGGCTTTTGACAGTAGGTCTTACACTAGAAGGGTTTGTCTTGTAAGCACCAATGCCCCGGTTAAATACTATTTTTAGCTTACGCAGAGTGGTTTGCTTCTTTGCATCTGTTCCTACCTTCTCTCGATGATCCTTCAATTTGTTCTTCAGAGAAGTCTCTACCACCTTAGATACTTGATCGCTATTAGTCTCTAATTTACTGTCATACTTGTATAGAGAAGAGCAGACTGCCATGCGTTGCACTCGACTGGGGAAGTCGGCTACAGATGTAGGATCAGCCATACAACGATTTATAAAATCGCTCTTACTCTCCGTTTTCTTCGGTTTCGGTAGTGGCATTGCTTTCTGCGATATTCTTAGCCTCTTGTTCCGACAATCCGAAGACAGAGATTAAGATGTTTATGACTTGGCTAGAAGTGATTAGCCCCTCGCCTAGTCCTCTTATTAGTTCAGATATAGCGGTTACTCCTCCTACACCAATACTGGTAATAAGTGGCTCGGCTGCCACCTTATCATCTGACTCTTCCCTTTGTGCCTTAAACAACTCTTGAGATGTAAGATCTGTGAAGTTGGCACTAGCACTTGTATTGTAAAAGTTCACTAGGTCATACCAAGATCCTAGATTGAAATCCTTTGCTATCTTCTTAGCTTGGCTAAGATTCTGAGCTTTGCGTATCATAACATCTTCTGCGGTGTAGCCAAAAGGAGCAGTAATATCATCCAAAGACATAGCACCGGCACGGAAGTATTCCATATCGGCTTTAACTTGTGCGGCCCTATTGATCCATCTAAATGCCGGACGTTGCCACCGGACTGCAAATGGATCTCTGGCATCTCCAATGTCGATCTTACTTGTGGCGATCTGTTGGGATAACCACCTACGATAAAGCCGAGACATTACCTTGATCAGATCCGACTGATAGCTTTCTACAGTCTGCTGATATTGCAGAACCACACCTTGGGAGGCAGAAAAAGAACTGCCACCAATATCCATAAGAAGGAACTCTAGTGGTATGCCTACTGCACTACCAACCTTCCGGAGCAAATAACTGACCCATTGGATTCCGTCTACATTTGGTCTGCCGTTAGCAGATATGACACTTACATCCTCGCCTGGTTCTAAGTAGTGGAAGCGTCCCGGCTGAAACTCTTCTAGATTGCCCAGATCATCTTGATCACTAGCATCTAATCTGTTCTGCAGCTCAAATTCGTAAGAGTTCTCTCTCTTGACTGCGACCGCTAAAGAAGCACTTATTTTGGCTGCGATCATCTCTACGCGATCATATTCGTCGCAGTCCTGCAGAGTATTTACGATTGGGGCAAGCTCTGGTATGCCTCGATATTGATTGGGCCTTATGCGTTTTAAAAATGGTATGAAGTCTCTAGCCGGGATTAGCCTGGTGTCCCTTAGAGTTCCGGCTACTCGATTGCCTACTACATATGATATTGGTTTGCCCATATCATTTATCTCCACTCCGTTTTGGTATGTAGATTCTTCGTCCGAAGTGTATTGACCAGACGGATTACCAATCCGTGATCCATCAATAAACTGAACCTGCTCGTTGCCGACAATTAACCCACAGTCTCCATAGTAGAGTAGCGAGTCTATCATCTGTTGTTGCATCTCTCGCATATCTAACATGCAAGTGACCTCTGGCATCTCAGAGAATTTGTTCCAAGCCTCTAAGATCCTAGAGTCAGTATCATCATCCCCAGTAGATGGCTGCGGTATTATACCTCTGCCAACTATGTCCGATTTTCTCAACCTAGATAATGAGGCCACAACCGGATTGTTCCTACGGAACTCTAAGCAGGTAGAAATAAGATTATTCCGGTCATAGTTACTTAGCTCTACTTCCTCGGAGCGTATGGGACTGTTGCCCCTTCTAGCCCGGTATCTAGTATTAGTTACTGCATCATAGCCTCTAAATGCCTTCTTAAATTGACTGAAGGCAAAGCCTATACGACTGGGTTTTTTATTTTTCTTAGCCATTAAAGTTCTGCAGAGTAATCCTATTACGCCCACGACCACCTAGGGTTCTGTCCTTTAGAGCAATTAGTTTGTCTAGTTTCTCTACTTGGGATATAAGGTCTCCCACATCTGCTAGAGAAAAGGTCTGGTCTCCTATGCTATAAGAGGTAATCCCATCTTCTGCTAGTTTGTTTATAGCAGTTAATAGCTTATCACGGATTGCAATAAGTTGAGCAGTAGTAGTAGTAGATGCCATCGCTATTCGGCAGATGTCAATATGCACGAAAAAGCCCCTCCCAACTGTATTAGTCGGAAGGGGCTGACCTAGTTACTATTACGCCACGATAGCCCTCACGGGCTTTCAAAGGCTAAATTAGCTAATTAGCCTTGTAGAAGGCTACTGCCTCTTCTAAAGGCATATAATTGAGGCATATCCAGTTATCTGGAAAATGCTTACTCAATGTGTTTTTGAACGACTCTATGGTATCTTTGGTAATGCCATACTTCTTTTTACCATACTTATAGTATCCACCTTTTATGTCATCCTTCTCAAAGACAATCATAGAGCGAGACATAAGGCTCTTTACTCTCTTAGTAGTCAGATAATCATCTAGCAACTCTCCAACTGTTATATCTAGACTGCCTTCACTATAACCCCTTGGGTCATACTTAGTCTCATAGGTAGTATTCTCCTTATGCCACTTGAATAGGTTTTCTAATTCTTCGTGCCACTCACTAGGACTGCGACCATACTTTTCATGCCTATGGTGGTAGTCACATCCTCCGATGCCATCGTTACCTACGATTGCGAAGGGCTTACCATCTACATATAACTCAGCAACAAAGTTGCTAGTTTCTTGAGATGCGTGTTCTGCGTATTTTACTTTCTTTAGTGATAGTTTCATATCGATGTGTATTTTATTTATTTTAGTATTTAGGTTAAGTGCGGTTTTATGGCAGACCGCAAACTGCGTAAAAGATTAGAGTTCTCTAGTATGTAACTTATTGAGCAATACTTGTAAGTATTCCTCAGAGGTTAGATGCGGTGGTATTTTTGAATGGACATATTCGCCACCACGTAGGTTTAGGTGGATCTCGCCATCCTGATAAGAAATGCCGATAACTCCTAGGTTATAAGCAAATGATTTTGGGTCAGAATAATATTCTTTACTAGTCATATTTTTAATTGGTGTTTTAGTATTTAGGTCATCGGAGAGTTCCGATAGGCACAATATGAGAGACTAGAAATGCTGCAGTCAATACTATTTTGTTAAAAAATGTGAATTATTTGTGCGAAAAAGTATTGACCTCTAGAGCTTGGGCCTCTTGTATCTTTCTTATCGGAGATCTTCCGATGACCTAAAATACTAAAAACACTATGAAAACTAAACTCAAAGAATACAGAATAACCACTACTTGGCATGGTAGCACATATAAAGACTGGTATGATGCTGAGAACAAAGAAGACGCTCTAGCTCAATACGAGAAAGACTTCGACGAATGGGTAGGTTCACAACACAGAAGCAAAAGAACCATCAAGGTTGAAGAGATTAAACCCAATCCTAACCAAGAAATAATACAAGTCAGATGCACGCAATAACACTAACCACCGAAGAAGTCTTTGAACTCTTACAGATTACCGGTTGTGCCATCCAAATAAATCGTGATGCAGACCTGCTATCAGCACATAAGAAGTTAGCCGGTATTCATATGCCGGAATCTTCTGATACTCCTAACTACGATTATGAACCACCCATGTATGGGGCTTAATTATGGAACACGACATCAAAACAAAAATAGACATCGAAATCTCTTTAATGAATATATCCGGCAGAGATAGGGCAGTAGTAGATGCACAAGTTGAATACTACAGAGACCACATTAAAGATATACAATCCGTATACTCTGGCGGTGGATGTTGGCACTTATTGCTACACCTCAGTAATGGTCACATCATTAACATTACAGATGGCAGTTTTGAATCTTCTTATCACACATATGATAATATAGATGAATACTGCGGTGGATATGACCAAGGATTAGGTTGGGAGTATACGCTTCCGTCTTATGAGGATAGATGCAAGTATCCAATGAAGTTGGATTAAAAGCCTCTACCAAGCCTCTCTTCGGAGAGGCTTTTTTTATGCCCAGAAACTAGCACCGGTTCTAGCCCTCCTTGCAGGGTTTTTGCGTGGTCTCTGCTCTTCTGCTTCTGCTACTGCTATATCTCTATCAATGCGAGCAATGCCGATAAACTTAGATAACGCCCTAGCTAGAATCTCGCAGTCCCATAAGTGGTCTCCCTTACTTCTCTTGAGTTTCTTCACGACTTTTATGTGACCACTCTTATCGGTCTGTTTAGTCCAATAGGTAGAGAATAATTGGTCATAATAGACTTTGGGAGTATCTGTGAAGGTGTAGAACCCAGACATCTGTCTGGTGCGTAAGCGATCCATGTCCTCTTCATAGATCTTTTTATTCACATGAAGATACCGGATCTTTGACTTTCCGGCTCGGCCTTTGGTATCTCCGGTAAAAGGGTCTTTCATCTGCAACCGGTATGGCTGCTCGCCTTGCAGGTTCGCCCATCCCCTAGATCCAAACCACTTTGACCGCCTACGATACACCTCCTCATAGACCTCAGATGTTCTATCTCCGGCACAGTCAATGATGGCTGCGTGGCATTTATGTTGGTCAAAGGCTATATCTAATTCAGAGAAAGACGCAACTTGGCCATAATCTATTAGATAGCTTGTGCCATCCCGGTCAAAGCCCCGGACTATAAACCAGAAAGAATCGGTCTGGGTATCTACGCCCATAACCCGGAACTCTCCACGCAACTCTCCACGCTCATAGTCTAATTCTAATTCGTTAGCATCTGCTTGGTCTTGGTTTATCCAGTCTTCTCTCCAAGGCTCTGCCAAGTTACCTTGTATAAATTTTCTCAGTCCATGTGGAGAGGAGCTTACCTGCAGCCAGTTTACCATAAGAGAGGAAAAGGTAATAGCAGGTGCAT